GTTCACCCCCTAGGAGGGCGACTAGGCAACAGGGTCCCGCATACATAGGGCATTGCGCGTACACGAGCAACCATATGTACGACGCGGCGCACTAGCGATGAGACGGCCTGCGGCCTCACGTTCATACATCATACGTCAACCTCACCACCCCCTAGGTAGGGTTACACCCTACCGTTAGGGGGTGATTGAGGTATGACGGATTGATGTAGGACGGTTGGCCTTGACCTAGGCTTGACGTATGATCGGCTTGAGGTACGATTGCCATGCTCATCAATACGAGGGACTGACCGATGGCTGCTCAACCCAACCGTGGTAGTGCGAAGACGCGCTACAAGAAGCGAGCCGGCATTGTCATGGACTATGTGTTCGAGAGAACGCAGTCCATTCACGATTCATACTTTCACCGCGAGACAGGCGAACGCGCCTCCGCCAAGAGGCTGACCGAAGTGTTCGCCAATCCGATGAGGGACTGGATCACTGGCAAGGAGGACGGCAAGCTGCCCAACCTCGATTACTCCGAGCCGGTGCGCGAGAAGCTGAAAGAGCTTGAGGATGCACTGGAGGAAGAGTTCGAGGAATACCAGACCAAGGCCCAGCACTACGACTATCCGCGAGCCGGCAATGCCGAGCGCACCATCCCTCCCGTGCCGTTCAAGGCTTACGAGATGCCGCTTGGGTTGAGCGACAACGAGAAGATCGGAATCGAACATCCGAACAGCCATGCCGGTGAACTCGTTGACGCCCGAGTCATCTTCATCAAGAACTTCCCCGGCCAGACGAAAGCTCAGCTTGCCCGGCGCACAGTCATCAAGGGGATTCACGACGCCATCGACACGGCATGGCCTACGACTAGTAAACCGGCTAAGTCTGAGGACGTGACCGATGTGTTCGAGGATGCTGAGCCCAATGCGGAAGAGGCGAAGCTGATGGGCTGGCTCCAATCCTACCGTGGGGATGCTGTGACGGTCTCAGAAGCCGCCGTAGACGGCCTCGGGTTCCCTCCGGGCGACCGAAGCACCCTGCGCCGAGTGTCGTCAATCCTCGACGCTCTGGGGGGCTGGCAGAGGACGGACAAGCGCAGAGTCCGGCATGGCTCGAATAGCCGCGTGTACGAGAGGACGGAGAAACCTGTTGACGATGATCTTTTCTAGGCGTTAGGGTCTGATTGTCGGGGAGTTGCAGAGGGTCCTCGTGTTGCTACGAAAGCCCTGTTCGGCCTGCGGCTCCCCGACCTTCCATGCCGATGGAGGATAGCATGAGCAGATCACTTCCCCCAGACATCGACCATGAGCTTGACCTGCTGGTCAATCCGCTAGGCGAGCACTCAGCCTACGCGAGAGAGCGCGACGAAGAGATCGACCAGCTGTGCAAGGAGTACGGGCTAGGCGCCCCGTCGTTTACTCACCAGCCGGTGCTTGCCGGGCGCGCCTGGGTTGTGGACCGTTCGGTGTACCCGTGGCCTCGTCGTCATCCTCCGGGGACTGGCCCGAAGCGTTACTAGGCTCGGGCACGATCACGTCGCTCGCGTCCAGGATGCCCGCCGCCTCGGCCGCCTGCGCCAAGTCCATGCCGCCTTGCACCATCGACTGGAACGCCCGCGCTCTGCCCTGGAGATCGGCCGCGAAGAGCCGGTCGAAGCTGAACGTGACATCGGCGCCGAACTTGATCGTGGCCTCGTTGGCGATGATGTCGCCGAGCGGTTGCAAGGTCGAGTGGAGGAACTGCCTCAGAGCCTCCCTGGAGCCCGCTGCATCGCCTCCCGTGGCGAAGAGACCCGGAGGCACGCCGACGCTCGCCATCATCGCTTGCTGGGCGTCTGAGCGCAGGGCTCGAAGCACGTCCGGCGGGTTGGCGCCAAGGCGCTGCGGCTGCCAGTCCCTCAGCGGTGCGCCGGCTCGGCCTTCGCCCCACTTGTCCGCCATGCTGGGGACCAAGGCGGTCTTGCCCTTGAGGTTCGCGAGGTCGGTCTTGAGTTGGTTGATCCCGTCGCCGAGCGTGTCGAGCGGCGCGGGAAGGACGTAACCGCAAGGCGCGAGAACTTCGTCGCCGATCATCGATTCGATAGCCGCGAGCATCTGGCCGGTGAGCCCGGCCTGCTGGATCATCGCCTGCCCGCGTGCCGGCATGAGCCGGTCCACGTTCACCCTCGGGTGAAACACGGTCTCGGCCGGAACATCGACGGTGCGCGTGGTGTGGGCGCCGGGGATCGTGAGGCGGTAGCGCCACTTCGGCCCGACATCCCGCACGTCCCAATCGGCGGCGCGGTCAAGCTCGATCCTGCCCGCTGCCCGGTTGTAGCGAATCAGGTAGACGATCTCGCCATCGAGCACGAAGGCCCGGCCGATGTCGTAGAGCACAGGCGCCGTGAGTGCGGCCTGGGCGCGCGTAGGCGTGGCCTCGGCGATGGCGAGCGAGCGACCGATCATCCCCGCCGTGGTCTGGGCGGCGGACGTGGCCGAGACGTTGGCCTTGATCGCCGGGTCGGATGATCGAGCGAGAATGAACTGGAGAAGATCGGTGCTGTAGGACTCGCGCTTCTCCGTTCGACCGAACGGCCAGAACCTCATTACCATGCTCCCTCGTAGACTTTCCACGACCCGTCGATCTTTTGACAGGTAAAGATGTGGGCCTGATCGTTTGTCCGTTCGCTCGATTCCCAGATAACTTTATCACTGGCGAACGGGTCAGCGGCTCCGACGACTGTGCTGTACTCACCGCGAGTGGGAAGAGCGAACTCGATGGACTGCCGAGGACCGGGGGACATCTGGATGTGAGTGTTGGCGGTATCGGGGGCGAGATAAATCTTGTCGCCATCAACCCCGATGTCGGAGCCAAGGATTATCGTCCAAACAGTCCGGCGCGTTCCCCCGCTGATATACGGAGTCAAACGCACGAGTTTGTTCAGGTGCGCGGCGGTCAGACTGTCAGCGGCCCCACTGTCGGGCTTGTTGAACTGGACGACTTCCGGGAGAGTTCCCCCACCGCCTGCCGGTGCAGTTCCCGTGCCGGGCGCTTCGTCGAGCACTCGCAGCAAGAAGCTATGGAAACCGACCTGCGTTCCATCGTCGATGTAGGCCACGTTCACCCGGAGCGTGGTGTCGGTGCCGAGGTTGCGGGCGGCGTTCTGCGCGGCCGTGGCGTCGAAGGCGAAGGCGTAGTTGGTCTCTTCCGCCACGAAGGGAACTGTGACAGTTGTCCCCGCGATGGTCATGGCGATGTGCGTCACCCCAGCCGGGATATCGGCATCGTGAACGTGCAGGATGATCGTCCGCGCGTCTTGCGTCTTGAGCCAGTAGTTGGGCTCCGGGATGAAGTCGCGAACGCTGTCCGTCACCCGGCCGGCGAGCGTGTCGAGGGCGGCCTTGTTGGCGTCGGCGACAGCCTGGGCCGCTGCGGCGGCAGCGCGAGCCGTGAGATCGGAGTCTCCGCCAGCAGGCAGCGTGAACAGGTGCTCAAGCGCGTCGGATGTCGGGGCGACCCAGAAGACATCGCCTGCCGCGTGGTCGTAGGCGGCCGAGTTTCGGTTGCCCGAGATCGCGGCGCCAATCACGAGGATCAGAGGCTTGGGCGATGACACCTGGGCGTTGAGCGCGGCCTGATACTCCCCGCTTCTGAGGACCGTGACCGACTGCACATCGCCGACGTTATCGATTCGACTGTTGGCGTCTGCAACGGACCCGGCAAAGCTGGCCACTTCGACCTGAAGCTCGCCGATGTTGCCGGCGTTGGTCGCCGCGCTGGCCCGCGCAATGGCGTCAACGGCGACGTTGGCCCTCCAGGCGTAGTCCTTGTCGTTCTCGCCGGTAACGGTCAGCGTGTGACCCACGGAACTCGCTGTTCCCGGCGTGTCGGGAACTTCGCTGATCCCGTCCCAGAAGAGTAGACCGGCGCGCGAATGAAGAAGCTGCGTCTCGGCCTGCTCGTAGGTGGGCAAGCCGCCGGGGTTCTTGGGCCAACTCGCGACTTCCTCCCAATCGTGAACCGAGTCCCACAAGCGGCTCTGGATGTGGGTGCGCATACGCACTTCAAAGGACGCTATATCGGGATGAGCGGTGAGAGTGAACTTCGTCTTCGACCAAAGGGAAAACTTGGTCTCCGATTCAAGGAGCCACTGATCTCCGTATTGGCCTTGCGAGAACAACGGGTCAAACCATCTGGCGTAAGGGTACAAGTCCCTTCCGTTGGGGCCTGTTTCATTCTTGAAGTACGAAGCGATGATTGCTTTGCGACGTGCCTCTGAGTCGGAATCAGAAACCGGTATCACCCCCCGGAAGACGGGCTTATAAGTGTTTGCGGCAGATGCCGTCACATAGATATGGCCCCAAACCCCCCGGTTGGGATTGTCTCTTTCGAGGTTCCACTGGAAGACGTGAACGAGACCAGTTGACTTCCCATAAACAACCGCTGTCGCGCCAGTAAGATCACTTGTAGGCGCGTTTACTTCGCCTTGGCTTGCGTCAGGCTCTGGTCCGTAATAGGGATATTTATCGAACAATGCCCGCTGGATTAGGGCAGCGTTGCTCCCATAATCAGGGCACAGACGATTCACACCGTCAAAATCAGTTGTGAAATTGCTCATAAACTCATAATGAATCGGGCCTTCGTCGTCCGATAGAAAATCTTCAAAAAGCTCCGATATATCGTACCAGCTGGCGTCGTCGGTAGTGTGGTCTGCAACTCCCCCGGTCAACACTTGCCTCGGGGTTCTGATCGAGCGGGGAACCTGCCAGTTTTCCCCGAGAGTTCCTACCGGGGGGCGGAATACGTCGTGGGGGCGCTCACTCGTGTCCGTGTTGTACGGACTGTTGAAGGCCCAATTCGCCACCCTCTTGGTGATTTCTGTCACAGAGTTGGCCGCTGATACGCGGGAAGCAATTTGCGCGGCTTCCGCTTCTGTAACCCCGGTGCCGGTTCCGGTGGGCGGCTCCGCCTGTCGCGCCCAAGCCGGAACAACAGATTCGACAAGTATACGAATCAGGCCCGCACTCCAGCCGCGAATACGGGCATCAATCGCCCCCGCAGCTTCCTCCGATGACGGCGGGGTTAGGGTAGCCGTGTTTGCCGCCGCCGATGCTGCTGCGGCATCAGCGGTTGTTTGCGCCGCCGCAGCTGCATCACGGGCGATCTGATCCCCCCCGGTGAGGACAGCCGGGGGCTCGGGCGTTCTCGCCCAGGCGGGGACGACTCCCCGGACAACTCGGGCAATGAGCGCTGCACTCCAGCCTCGGATCGTCCCGGACGCTCCTTCATCGGCCTCATCGACACCCGGAGGCGCGAGCTTGGCCTGATTCTCCAGCGCCACGGTCTGCGCCAGCCGGGCCTCGTCCCTCGCGGTCTGATCGACGACATCGCTTCCGGCCGGGGGCCTGTCGGCGAGCGCCCAAGTCGGAACGATGCTCTCGACCACACGCCGAACGAGGGCGGCGCTCCAGCCTCGGATTGCGCTGGCCGTGGCGTTGTCCGCCTCTCGGAGACTCGGCGGCATGAGCTTGTTATTGGCGAGATCGGCGGCTCGCTGGGCCGCCGCAGCTGCATCGCGGGCAACCTGATCCACCCCATCCGTGGGGGTCGAGGGCGTGCCGCCAGCAGTCGGATCGGCTGTGGCGGCACCCTCGATAGTAACGGCGCGGCGGGAAATCCACTTGCCCAGAGTGGCGGCGGCGCCGGAGTTGCGAAAGGCGTTGGAATAGCCGGACCCCGGAGTTGCGTTCGGCTGGTCGTAACGATAGGTGGCGATCTGGATGACCGCCTGATCCTTGAAGACTTCCGGCGCATTGGGGGCTTGCTCGTCCACCAATGCGCTGGAGAAGTCCAGAAGGCGTTGAACAGTCTCGCGCTGAGCCGCAGGGAGCGGAGCGTCGGACCCTGCGATGATCCGAAGCTCATTGGCGAGTTGTTCTACAGAAACGGCCATAGCGTTTTCCTCCGGGGGGCGCTGCGCTCGATTACGCCGATGGCGTTCTCGCGAACTTCTGCGAGAGTTGCCCCAGCGTAAGCTCCTTCATCGACGACCGCGAGACCGCTCAATACGGCCGACTCGATGGTTCGCTCGTTGCCGGACCAGCGATCTTTCTTGACGCGGAACTCAGCGGAAAGCCCGCGCATAACTCCCCGCTTCACCAACTCGGCGACATCCCTGCCGTCTGCGGTGTCGGGAAGTTCGATCCTGGCCCGAAGCTCGCTGTCGCTGTCGGAAAGCGTGAGCCCGCCGCCGCCAGTGCGGGCGAGGGGGCGCGAGCGCTGGTGTTGCACGTTGGCGATCACGTCGCCGAACGTCAGGGACCCCGGCAAGAACCGCTCCGTGAAGTCGGCGACTCTCGTCGGGGAGTTGTAGGGCACCACGACCCCTTCGACCGTGGTGCCGTCGCCGGCCGCTCGAAACTCGAACGACCGGCGCTCGACACCGTTCTCCATCGGGCTAGGCGATGACGCCGAGCTTGGCGAAGTTGCTCGGACGGACGAGGCCGAAGTTCCACAGCGTATGGAGCGTCAGCAGCACTTCGCCCGAGCGCGCGCCGGAGTAGACATCGCGGACCAGCGTGCCGCCCGGCCACATGGCGACCACGCCTGCGCCCATCTGGCCCCGGCCGAGACCGATGGCCGCGACATCGGAGCCGGCGTTGGCGTTGGCCGCGATCCCGGCCCGCGTCCTCCAGGTGATGCCCGAGACCGCGAGGAAGGCGGCGAGGGTCTGATTCTCGGCCGCCGCGTTGGCGATGGTCGAGAGCATGAGCGTGTTGAACGGGACGCTCGCCACGACCTTGAGATCGGCGGTCGAGTTGGCGTGAAGACCGTCGATCATGCTGGCGAAGATGGCGACCAGCTTGTCGGCCTTGGCCTTGTCGGCGTTCTTGATGGTGTGAGCGCCGATGCCATCCGCCGCGAAGAAGGCACCGATGTCGGCGGCATCCTCGTTGGCGTTCGCGTCACCCGCGAAGATCGTATAGTCCACCCGTTCGGTCATCGCCGCCCGCATGTCGCGCTGGAGGGCGTCTTCGAGGCCCGGCAGACGCGCCTGATCCTCGATGGTGAACTTGTAGTGGAGCGACATGCGCGTCGGGTCCAGAGTCTCGACGCCGATGGTCCAGTCCGTCTCGTCCACGGCCTCTTCCCTGCCGCGCTGGATCGGCGTGCCGCCGCCCGTGGTCACGGGATAGGAGTTCGTCCCCGGCGAGGCGGTGTCGAAGGTCAGGCCGAGATACTGAGCGGCGGTGTCGGCGAAGAGCCGATCCACCCAGCGCCGAGGCGTGATCGTGGTGTCGGTGTCCGTGGTCTGGCGTTCCTCGACCTCGGGAGCGAACATCTGGAGCGGGACCTGCCCCTCGCCGAGCTTGAGCGCGGCGGTGAACTCGGCCTCGGCACCCTGGATGTTCTTGCCGTCCGCTGCGGCCATGACGTAGTTTGACAGGCTGGCGCGCTTCTCCAGCTTGGCGACTTCCTTGGCCTCGGCGTCCTGCTCGGTCTCGACCACGCGGCCGGCGGCGCGATCTTCCTCGTCTTCCTGGATCACGGCGGCCCGGTAGTCCACTTCCAGTTGCCGAAGCTCCTTGGAAGTGGAGTCGAGGTCCTTGGTGAGTTCTGCGGGAACTTCCGCCCCGGCCTCCAGGCCGTTGCGCTTCTCGATTGCGGCGTTCAGCCGCTCCCGCGCCTCGCTCTGCTTGAGAGCGATATCCTGCGAACGTCGCATGTGCTCGTTCCTTTCGGATTGAAGTGAGACTGGCACAGTATATGCCTAGTCGATGCTTTGGAACAACAATATCTTGACCTGTCAAGCACTAAACGACTCGACGGAAGGCCCTCACCACGGCATCTGCCCGCGCATGTTGGTCCAGAAGAATCTCCGGGGGCCGGCCTCCCGTCGCGATTATCTGTTGAATTATCTCCCGCAGTCGATTCCGACGCCTCGTATATCTCACCAAGACAGCCCGGTTGGCTCTCTTCCTGGCCGCTATATAGGCGCCAGAACGGGGAAATCTCGTAAGAAGTTGCTGGATTGTCCTCAATCCCTGCCGGGGGCGCTTGTACACAACTTCTCTAGCGTAATCCGCCTCGAAAGTAACCCTGATGGCCGCCCCGGTGTTCTCAACGTCATAAGACGTAACCAGTTCACCAGTGATAATCGGAACTCTGGAGTTGATGTAACCACGGACTAAACCGCTGTTCAACTCCCTCTCCATTATCTCATACCAAAATACCTTCACTTCCGTTGACGGATAGTTCATCCGAATAAACAGCCAATGGGTCCCGTAGCTGTACCTGTAGCGAACGGCGCCTCGATAGCGACGGCGACCGGCGCCCGTGCTCTGCTCGAACCGCTCCTTCTCGCGAGCCCGGCGACGGTTCTTGGCGTTGCTGGTCCTCTCGCGCGCCTTGTTGTCCCGATATCGCTGGACGACCTGCTTCCGCTGGCGGACAGACATCTGGTTGAACTGCCGCTCACTGAGTCCAAGCTCGTTGATGTTGGCTATGGCTCGGCCGCCCGTGTAGAGGATGTGTCCGACAATCCTCAAACCCGTCTTCGTGGCCCGCCGAGACGATCTGGCGGCCGACCGTATGGCTCGGATGATCGCCATTAGCGCAAGGCGACTCGACGGCAGTCCAAGAGCATCGAGCGGCGCCGGTCAGTCCGCTCCACGCCGAAGATCGTCCAGGCGTTGCCGTTGTCGTCGGAGAGGACGGAGCCGACCGTGATCTCTTCATTCCAGCGAACGGCCCACTGGCTGACGCTGGAAATCTGCTCGAACGGCTCGGACGGCCCCTCGGGCGATTCCTCGACAACCACGTCCTGCGAGAACTCTTCGCTGAGAAGTTGAGCCCAGAGAGGGAGCGCAGTCCCAACCAGTTCGGCGCCGCCGGGAGTGGAGCCGAGGGAGATCACTTCAAGCTCGGCCCCCGGCGCCGGGCTTCTCGGTAAGGCCGGCGTGAGCCCAACTTGCGTGGCCGCGTTGGGATTGAAGATCGACAGGGTGAACCGCACAGGACTGGCCTGATTCCAGCCCTCGAAGACCTCGACGCTCATATCCAAGTTAGCCAAGGAGATGTAGTCAGCCGGATTATCGCTCAAAGTCTGGGCTCCATGCTGGAAGCCAGTACCCCCATTGGGTCGAATGACATTGAGGCGATCCGTGAAAACTACATCCGGTATGCTGGCGAAGTTTCCACCGTGACTGACGTACACAGTGTTGGTCGCGAAGCCAGTCCACTTGATAAGCTCTCGGATGAGATCAATGCGAGCGGGGTTGTTCTCCCAGCCAGCGAACTCAGCAGTTATCTCGAAGTCGGCTCGGCCTCGACCCGTGTAGGTCCCGATGATGTTGAAGGTCCGAATAGGAGATATTGCCCCCGCAGTCGGTCCCGGAGTCATCGGGATTAGCTGGGGAACTGCACCCCAAGTCGCGGCGTGGGTCGTGGTGAAGTTGTCATCACCAATCTGAACCAGAGAACCTTGGGGGAGAGTCCACGCAGGTCCGGGCGTAGCCCATAGCTGATCGTCCATGTCAGCCGGTGACACCGCGACTGTTACATCCCCTGCCGCCGGCACCCCTTGGATACGAAGCGCAGAGATGGTGTCCGGGAAGAGGCTCGACGCCTCGTCTCCGCCGGCCGGTTGAGCCGGATAGATTTCGATGATCCGATCAAAGTCCGCCATTAGCCATCTCCAAGAACTCGTTTCGTACAGCAGATCGCCTCGACTTGGTGCGATTCTGCTGGCGTGTCATGCCTATACTACATCGGCGGCAAAGAGTCCGTAAGTTCTCGGGGTCGAACCATGCCCCGCCGTGGTCGATAGGCTTGATATGATCGCACTCCAGCATCCCGTAACGGCGCCCACAGTGCTGGCAGGTGTGGTCGTCACGCTCGAAAATCATCAGCCGGAGACGCCTCCAGCGGCGACTATTGTAGACCCGACGCCCTGCTTTACCCGCCAATGATTCCTCCATACAGACCGGCCGTTGTGGGCTTCTTTTCCTCGTTGGGAAGCCCATGCGCGACCGCAAGGATAGCAGCTGCGGCGAGATCGTCGCGAGCGGCCTTCCGGCGACCGCCTTCCGTGTCCTTGGCGAGCTTGCTGTTGCCAGCAGGATCGGTGACGGTGACGGCTTCGCCGAGGCTCGCGGTCAGCAGCGTGGTCTCTGGCGCGGGACGGACTCGGATCGAGACGGCTGCCTTGCGGAACGCGCGGACATCCTCGCCGCCATCCTTGTAGCCCTGCCTGCGGCGCACCAGCGGGATCATCGTCCAGCCGCCGGCCTCCAGCGCATCCCGAAGCTCGGGAATCCTCCAGGTGTCGCAGACGATCTTCTCAGGCCGGCCGCCGAAGCGTTCCTCCGCGAGCGTGAACAACTCGTCGATCCTCGGCACGCGGTGAGCCGACACGATCAGTTCTCCGGTCAAGGCCGAAGTCTGGTAGAGATCGCCGACGCTATCCTGCAAGGCGCGCTGCTTGAGATCGGGTTCGCGGCCGAACATCGCCAGCGTCTCGATTCGACCGTTCGGCCAGCACGCAGCGATGGCGGACATGGCCGCA